TATGTGTTGCGATCGGCGAAATTTATAACCGTGACCTTTATTTGGGAAGTGCAACTAAAATTGCAACTCGTTTATTATATTTGTGGTTGCAAATGTTTTTTATGGCTAAATATTCAGTTAAAGATTTCGCGAGTGCTTATAAACAAAAGGAAAGTACTGTTAAGAGTTGGGTGCATCGAAAGAAGTTGCAGAAGGATTCAGATGGATTAATTGATACCGATAACGCAGTAAATAAACTCTTAATTTCGGAGATGCAACTCAAAGTAAATGCGAATTTAATTGGTAGTACTTCTGTTAAAGTTGCAAAAACAAAATCTAAATCAAAGGAAGAATATGAACAATTGGAAATTCCTTTAACAGCATCGCAAAGGCAGTATCAAGATTTAGAATTACGTAAAAAATTAGCGGATGCGGATCTACAAGAGCGTTCAGCGGAATTAAAAAAAATTCAATTAGAGAAATTAGCGGGTAATATGCTACCTACTGACTTTGTTGAAAAGGCGTTTTTAGTAAATATTCAGGCTATTTTTAAAAACTTTGATGCATCATTAGAGAACTTATCTATTATTTACGTTGAGGAAATGGGCGGAGATAGAAGCGACGTATCAAGATTGACTAACAAATTAAGAAACGAATTATCTAGGATAATCGAAAAGTCTAAGGTAGATGCAAATCACGAGATACAAGAGGAAATTAAGTTAATTATTGAGAGTAGAAATCAAGGACAAAAAAAGTAATTTACTATTAAAACACATTTGTATTACGAATGTGTTTTTTGTTTATATTTGTATTACAAATTATTGATTAAAATAAATTATGAAAGTAGAAACAATTTTTTGCGATAATTATTTTCCACCAACTATTATTGAATGCAATAAATGGAAAGATGAAACTTATACTAATTATACAAAATATACTTATCCATGTGGTGGTAAATATGATAAGTCTGTTTTTGGAGTTTGGAGAGTGAAATACAAAACATTAAATCCTAATTATTATTTAGCAGGACAAATAAAATAAAATATTATGGCAAATTTAAAATACAAAGAAGAAACTAAAATTATTTCATTTAGAGTTCCTATTTCTAAAATACCTAGAATACGAAAATTAGTAAACAAAGAACTTTCAGGTATTAAAGAAGAATTAGAACGCCCAGAATTTCCAGAAAACAGAAATGATTTTGCTCAAATAAAAAAAGTTAAATGTGATTGTAAGTTAGATGAAAACGGATTATTAAGACGTGGTAAAATAAAATGTACTAAAAGTAAATCGGAACATAAATTTTAAATTTATTTTATCATGCTTCAAGATATATTTTTAAAAAACATTCTAAGTATTCAAGAAAATGTTTACAAATACAATCCTGTAAAATTAGAACCTACAGATTGGATACCAGAAAACGTATTTCTTACTCGAGAGGTTACTCAATATCCAGGGTATTACAGTTATGAATTAACTCCATACATTAAAGAGATAGTAGAATGTTTAAGCCCGTCATCTGACGTTGAAATGGTTGCGGTTATGAAAAACAACCAATCAGGTTTTACAATGGGTGTTATAATTCCGTATATCCTTTACTTAATCAAAGAAAATCCATGCAATATAATGTTTCTTTCGGGTACTGATGAGCTAATGCAAAAGACAGTTAGGCGAAAGCTTGACCCCGTTTTGAATAGTTCGGGTATTATGAAATTAATTAAGGCTCAAGATACTAGGAAAAGAAATAACAGGACAGGTAATACAGACTTTGAAAAACAGTTTGCAGGTGGTAATTTAGCGATGGGATCATACAAAGTAAACAATTTACGTATGGAAAGTGCTAAAATTATTCTTGCCGATGAGTTTGATGTTGCGCCTTATTCAGATAAAGAAGAGGGTAATATAAGAATGTTATTAGAGAATAGGACCACATCTTATCCAAAGTCAAAAAAACTACTTTATTTGTCAACTCCAACTGTTAAAGGTGCATCAAATGTAGAGCAAGTTTATTTAATGGGAGATCAACGTCATTGGCATTGGAATTGTCCACATTGCAATGAGTGGATAGATGTGCAATGGGCTGTAAAAAAAGATGGTGAGATTATCGGGGGAATAAAATTTGAAGTTGATGATGAAGGATTGTTAGTTGAGGGTTCGACTTATTACCAATGCCAACATTGCAAAGGTAAAATTTTTGAAAAAGAAAAAGCTAAATTAAATAAAACCGGAAAATGGATTCCAACGACAAAACCCAAACGTAAAAAATTTAGAAGTTATCAAAATCCTGCTACTTATTGTTTTGATTCTTGGGATGATTTAGCTATGGAATTTTTAGCGGCTAATCCAAAGAATGGAGTTGTAGATAAAGGTCTTTTAAAAGCATTTGTAAACACTAAATTAGCTCAAACATGGGAAGAAGAAGGTAAGGCTATTAGAGTATCTGACTTAATGAATAATACAAGAAGTTATGAAATTGGAATTGTGCCAGACCAAACGTGCGAGAATGACGGAAACGGTAAAATAGTATTAATTACTTTAGCTTGTGATTTAGGAGGTATTATGAACGAACAAGTAAAAGATGTTAGATTAGATTGGGAAATTCAAGCGCACAGCTCTACAGGAGTGACTTACAATATAAATCATGGTTCCATAGGTACGTTTAAAAGAAGTCGAACAAAATCAAAACAGGAATTAGATAACGATACCGAAAGAATAAAGTACACTTACGATCATGGAGATTTTGGACCTCGCTTAGTTAGTGTATGGCCAGAGTTAAAAAATATAATTTCAAGAACTTTAAAAAGCCAAAGCGGTAAAGGTTATAATATTGATATAACTGTAATTGATACGAGTTACTTTACTAAATTAGCCTATGATTTTATACAGCAAGAGAATGATCCGTTTATTGTTGGAATTAAAGGTTATAAACATGAAGAATATGTAAATTTATCTGTGGATACTCCTATTATTAAAAATTCACTTGAAAATAAAGGTAAGTTGTTTATTTTACAGGTAAATAAGTTAAAAGATATTTTAGCTGACAACATACGTTTAAAGATGGACGATTTCGGGTATCAACCAAGAGGTTATATGAATTTCCCACAACCAGAGCAAGGAAAGTACACAATGAAGAATTATTTCAAACATTTGGAAGCCGAGCATCGAGTTGAAGAAATTAAAGGTGAAAGGGTTGTAGGTTTTATGTGGAAAAAGAAAAACGATAGTTTAGAGAATCACTTTTGGGATGTAAATGTTTATAACTTAGCAGCACGTGAAATTTTTATAAAGATACTTAGAAAGTCACACAGTAAATATGCTAAATTAACTTTTGAAATGTGGGCGACTATTTTTGATGAATAAATTTTTTTTAAAAAAAGTTTTACAAAAGTTTTGTAGAATGAAATATTTGTGTAATTTTACCAAACAAAAATGTAATAACCATTAAGTTGTTTAATTATGAAAAAGCTAAAATTTTCAATTGATAAAATAGAAAATACTGTAACTTTTACTTTTTTTGGAGAAAAAAAAACTTCAACCTTAATTCATATAAGCAAAATAAATTGTACGCATGAAGAATTTTATCAAAATTTAGTTGATAGATGTGTTACAGTAGAAAAAGATACTCAAATTATAAATTCTGAAAATAAATTATTCAACCATGAGGAATTAGTATTCAAGGATAAAAATGGTTCTCCTTTGATTTCTATTTTACTAAAAAATATCCCTTTAACAGAGGAAGAAAAAGAAGAATTAGAAGATGAATATCAAGAGGCTGTTTTTGATGGCAGAAATGATGCTAAAAATTGGAGAGAATTATATCGAAAAACTACTGGATATAATTCTCCAAAAAATTCAATATGAAAGTGCTTTGTTATTCGGTAAGACTGGAAAGCCTTACCTCTATAAGCGAGAAAGCTTATTTAGCTACAGCGTTTGATGGCTCAGAGGCTATTCTCCCAAAAAGTAAGGTATTCGGGCAGGATTATTCCGTTTCAAAAAGTGAAGCGTATTGGATTAGCGAGTGGATTTTAAAACAAAAAGACTTGCAATATTCAGGTAAAAAAGAAGCTTGGTTTGATAGTGTGACTAGAAAAATGCTACCTAGTTATAAAATTGAAAAACACGATCCTAAAAAAATAAATCCAGTTAAAAATAATATAATAGAAGATTTGAAAAAATGAAATTAAAGCCAAATCAAAAGGGAGCTTATGAAAAAGGTAGTAAGTGGAAATCATTTGCTTTATTTATGAAAATGGGTTCAGGAAAAACACGTGTATGTGTTGAACTTGTTAATACTGTAAATGATTTGGATTTGGTAGTTTATATTGCTCCGTTATCTTTGGTAAAACCAAAGTCAGAAACTATAAAACCAATTAAAGATGAGGTTTTAAAATGGGGTGGATTTAACTGTAAAAATGTTATTTATGTAGGTGTCGAAAGTATAGGAATGTCGGACAGAGTTTATTTGAATATTTATAAAGAAATTCAAAAGACTTCAAATGTGTTTTTGATTATAGATGAGAGTATTAAAATAAAAAACTTAGAATCTAAAAGAACTCAAAGATGTATTGAGTTGTCAAAAATGGTTAAGTATAAGTTGATTTTAAATGGTCAGCCATTAACTAGGGATTTACTTGATTTGTATGCTCAAATGTACTTTCTTGATCCTAGAATTTTAAACATGAGTTTATCTGAATTTAAAAATATTTTTTGTAAATATACTACGATAACCAAACGAATAACTCCTACAAAACAATATACAAAGGAGTTTATTACAGGATATGAAAACATTGATTATTTATATTCTTTGATCGGAAATTATGTCTATGAATGTGATTTGAATTTAGAAGTAAAACAAATATTTGAAACTAAATATTATTCTTTGGATGAAGAATCAAAAAAAACATACAAAGAGTTAAAAGAAAAGTATTTGGATAACGAAATGATGCAATACAAGAACAATAATATTTTTCTTGAAATGAGTATGAAAATGCAACACCAGTATTGCATTACACCGCAAAAATTCGAAATAGTCAATGATTGGTTTCAAACTTATCCAGAGAATAAAACTATAATTTATTGTAAGTATATCGCGAGTAGAGAGGAGTGCGAATTGCGTTATCCAGATGCAATAGTTTTAAATTATAAATCAGATTCACACGGTCATAATTTACAGGATTATCCGTATATGATTTATTTTGATGGTACGTTTGATTGGGGAGATGTTATACAAGGTTCACACAGGAATTACAGGACAGGTCAACAAAACGATTGCCGTTATTTAACTTTAATAGGTAGCGTTGGTTTAGAAGAAATGATAAAAACAAATAATGAAAAAAAACAAATAATGTCTAATAAATTTAATACTAAGTATGATAGCAAATTTTAAAAGTCCAGTTTATAATATTATAGCAGTTCCAATTGATAAAATGGAAGCAAATAACTATAATCCAAACCACGTAGCAAAACGCGAAATGGATTTGCTTTATCAATCTATTAAAGCAGATGGTTACACTATGCCAGTTGTGGCGTTTTATGATTCTGAACGTGATAAATATATTATTGTAGATGGATTTCACCGATACACTATTTTATTGACTCGTAAGGATATTTTTGAACGTGAAAACGGAATGTTACCAGTATCAGTTATTGATAAGCCAATAGAGGATAGAATGGCTTCTACCATACGCCATAATCGAGCTAGAGGAAAACACGAAGTAGAATTGCAAGCTTCTTTAGTTTCAATGTTAAAATTAGGTTGGGATGAATTAAAAATAATGAAAGAATTAGGTATGACTTTAGAAGAAGTTCAAAGATTGATTGGATTGAAAGGTATTGCATCGGAAATTAAAGGCGTTCCTTATTCAATTGAAAGACAAATAGTAGAAGCAGGAGAAGATTTAAAACCATGGGAAGAACAGCAATAAGAGGTATTGAAAACGTATTAGATGCCACTAGAAAAAGAATATCTTATTTGTTTGATAATTATGATAATATTCAACTTGCATTTTCTGGTGGTAAAGATAGTACTGTTTTGTTTCATTTGGTAAATCAAGAAGCTATAAAAAGAGATAGAAAATTTATTTTGTATTTTCAAGACCAAGAAGCAGAATATCAAGGCACAATTGATTTAGTTGAATGGGCAATGTCGCAACCTAATATTATCCCTCAATGGTATCAAGTACCTATATTCATGACAAATGCAGCTAGTCATCAGCAATTATTTTTGTGGGCTTGGGGGGATGGTGAAGGATGGGTTAGAGAAAAAAATAAATTATCTATTCAATCATTAGAAAAAAAATATCCAAAACGATTTTATAAGTTTAATCTTTGGGTTGCCCAACAAAATCGTAAAAACTTTAAAGGTAGTTTTGTTTCTATAATAGGTTTGCGAGCTGAAGAAAGTCCAGATCGTAGGTTTGTTATGTTTGGTGAAGATTCTGAAATGTTTTGGTTAAGAAGAAAAACGGAACCACATAAATGCTATCCTATTATTGATTGGAGTTATACAGATATTTGGAAATTCTTAATTGAAAACAATTTAAAATATAACAAGGTATATGATAAAATGTATATGCTTGGGGGTAATTTAAGAAGTTTTAGAGTTTCAAATTTAGTGCATGAAAAAGCTTTTAGATGTCTTACTGATTTACAAGAGTTAGAACCAGAAACTTACGACAAACTAGAGCGAAGATTGAAAGGTGTTCATACTGCTGCAATATATGGTAAAGAAAATTTAATGTATTCTATTAAGGAATTACCTAAAAATTTCAAATCATGGAAAGAGTATAAAGATTTTTTATTGGAATCAATACATCCAGATTTAAAAAGAATATTTTTATATCAATGGAGTAGGTTTGGAGATACTGATGATACAGGAGCTTGTAAATATATGGTTAAAAGAATTTTACTTTGTGATTGGGAGGGTAATATAACTTGGTCAAGAGATAATGAATTTAATTATACTAAAGATCAAATTCTTTTCAAAAATAAATTAAAGCGTGAAGATGAGATTATAAGAAAATGGACACAATTATTATGACAAAAAAACATATATTTGTACTACTTCATATATTAAATAGGTTAGTACATTTGCGGATAAAAGACTCAGTTAGAAATGACTGGGTTTTTTTATTTATAACAAAAAGCGTATTTTTTTTGTAAGTTTGTAATGATATGTAAAATAAAACATTATGAATGATGCATTTTGTACAGTTTCTCAATACTTAGAGAGCGCAACTGATTTAGAAATTAGAATTAAACGTTATAAAAATTTGATTGAAGCCTTTGAATTAAAGATAATTGATTCTGTTGGTAGGTCTGGAATTGTTGAAATGCAAATGGATGATGGGCAAATGAGGGTAAAATCAACATATCGTTCAATGAAAGATATGCAAGCGGGATTATTAGCTTTAGAACAAGCACATCAAAGATGTGTGAATAGGTACAACGGCAGGCGTACAGTTTTAAGGGGCGGTAATTTTTAACTTAATAAAAAATAATTATGAACTTTAAAATCCCTTTTTTTGATATACAAATTGGAAAGCCAAAAAACGAAATAAATGAAATTTCAAATAATAGTTTAATTGGTGCAATAGAAACAAATAGAATATACGGGCAAGCGTACCCAATAATTAACCGCACTTTTGATGGAGAAAAAACTTTAGGCGAATTAGGATTTATTCAAAATACAATACCAGATTACAAAGGGTTGCGGTTGAGGTCTTATGATGCTGAAATGAGGACCGACATTGTAAAAATTATTAGTGAACGATTTTTTAATTTGGTAATAGGCTCAGGTTTGAAATTACAAGCTGAACCAAATGAAGATTTATTGGAATTAGAAAACATTACCGATGACTTTGTAAAAATAAAAAAAAGCGTTGAAGCTAGATTTAATACTTGGGCGAGGTCAAAATATGCAGATTACTCTAAAATGCAAAACTTACACCAAAAAGCTTTAGAAGGTTATAAGACTGCGTTTCTTGGTGGTGATGCTTTAGTAGTTTGTAGGTTAGAAAACAATAACTTAAATGTCCAAATAATAGACGGAATTCATGTGTGTGATCCTGTGATGACTAATTACATTCAAGAAATTCAGGATAGAAAAAACTTCTTATTTCATGGTGTAGAAATAAATTCAAAAGGTGAACATATAGCCTATTACGTCAAAAAAAATACTTTAGATTACGAAAGAATTGAAGTTTACGGTAAATCATCTAAACGTAAATTAGCATGGTTTATTTATGGTGATAAAAAAAGGGTTGACCACGTTAGAGCAATACCTCAAATATCGCAGATTTTAGAAAAAATAAACAAAATAGATAGGTATGCTGAGGCTACAGTAGGTAAAGCGGAACAAGGCGCAAACATTCCATATACTATTGAACACGATCAATACTCTACAGGTGAGGATGTATTACAAGAAATAGCTAACAAAAGAAAGGGTATTACGACTGATCCAGATGCAGGTTATAAATTAGCTGATGGTTTGGCAAATAAAATAAGTCAAACTACCTCAAATCAAGTTTACAATATGCCTATTGGGGCAAAGTTAAAAGGATTTACAGCAACGACAGACCCTAATTTTGACCAGTTTTACAACGCAATTATTAATAGTTTATGTGCTAGTGTTGGTGCGCCTCCAGAGGTTGCAAAACAGATGTACAATAGTAATTATTCTGCTTCAAGGGCTGCTATTAATACTTTTGATTATGTGTGTACTTTAGCGCGTGAAAAATTTGTAGAGGAATTTTATAAGCCGATTTATCAATTATACTTTGAGATTGAAGTTTTAAAGGGGAAAGTACCCGCTAATGGTTATTTAGTTGCACTTTCTACCAATGATTTTATGGTTACGGAAGCTTACAGTAATTGTAGATTTATAGGTAAATCAATGCCACATATTGACCCGCTAAAAGAAGTTAAGGCAATAGCCGAAATGTTAGCTTTAGATTTAATTTCAAGAGAGCAAGCAACTGAGATGTTGAACGCTGGGGATTGGTGGAATAATTACGAAAAGAAAAAGGTAGAAGATGAGGAATTTCCAGAACCAATGCCAATAGATAATAATAATACTAATTCAAACAATAGTACAAATGAGCTAATTCAAAGCTAAAACAACAAATGCAGTGCGTGCGTGGAATGCAAATCTAAGACTAAAAGCAAATAGAGTTGTTTATAGAGCTTATACGCATAATATGGTAAAACCTACAGGGACTACAGATTATGTATCAGTATCTTTTGTTTTACCAGTTAAAAGTGATTTTTTAGCTAATGGCGGTTTGCTATACGTGAATCCAAATACAGGAATTACAATAACAAATAGATACATAGCAGCAGGCTTGCTACATAAAGGAGTTTAATTTTAAATTTATATATTATGATTAGTTTTTTAAAAAAAAATTGGGCAGTTATTGGCTTTTTAGTATCCTTTATTTTGGATAGTCAATACAAAATTTTAGAAACATTATTGGATAATAATGATTTTTGGGTAAATATTATCCGTGGTTTAGGCGTGTTTGTTGTGGCGTATTTTACAGAAAAAAAATTCGGTATTTCTCCCAGTATCGTAGGTAATAGACCAAACGACAGATAACATGGGAAAATTGAAATTAATAATATCTGGTTTAATGATTTTTACTGGTTTGTTTTGGCCATGTTTACCCAAGGGAAGTTATTACTTACTAATAGCAATCATTTTGTTTTTAATGGCTTTTGAAATATTTAGCCGAAATAAAAATAGTTTTGGCGGGTTTTTATTGATTTCATTTACCTTTAACAATTTACTTGATGAACTATTTTTTAACCCAAAGGTTATACAATTAAATGAAATAGTAATCTTAATTTTGATACCTTTAATATGGTGTTTAAAAAAACGTTATGAATCTAAAGTATGAATTTATAAATATTGTAATAAAAGTTATTTTACCCGCTACAATAGGTATATCAATAAAATTAGCCGTGCAAGCACAGAAACAAAAAATAACTGCATTCAGGATAATACTTTCATTTATCACTGGAATTGGAGCTTCTTACATTGCATATCCTATAATTATAAATAATTCAGGTAGAGATTACGTGCCTTTGTTTATATCGGTTATAGCGATATCATCCGAGAAAATAGCCGAATATTTAATTTATAAATTCAATATCGATTATTTTTTAGGATCATTAATAGAAGCGTGTAGAAAAATGATTATTGATTTAATTACAAAAAAATAATTGTATGTTAAAAACAAATGAAATAATAAAAAAATACGGTAAGCCTAACCAGCAAGGTAGTTACTTGACAACTATTACATTGCCTTATCCTATGCGTATCGCGTGGGATACAGATACAAAGGTTACTAAAATGCGATGCCATAAGTTAGTTGCTGATGATTTTTTAGCTGTTTTCAATGATTTATTAAACCATTACGGCTATGAAAAATTAGTTGAATTAGGAATTGATTTATTTGGTGGTTGTTTCAATTTTAGAAAAATGCGAGGCGGTTCAGATTGGAGTCGTCACTCTTGGGCAATAGCCATCGACTTAGATCCTGAAAGAAATCAATTAGAAGAAACTTCAAAAACAGCAAGATTCGCAAGAGCTGAATACAAGCCTATGATTGATATTTTTTACAAACATGGTTTTATAAGTTTAGGTAAGGAAAAGAATTACGATTGGATGCATTTTGAAAAGGGGGAGTAATTATGTGTACGCAAAATTTCAAAGACGTAATTAAAGGAGATAGTTTTGGAGAAAAAACAATCACTTTATTAAATAGTACAAATCCAATAAACTTAACTGGCGTTTTAATTAAATGCCAGTTTCGTTTTAAAACTAAAAACGGGGATTTAGTAAAAGAAATTACAGAAGTATCAGGTATAGATATATTTGAGCCATTAAACGGAAAATTTAAGGTAGAAGATTTTATTGTTAATTGGGATTCGGGTGTTTATTTCTATGACTTTCAATTTACTTTTCCAAGCGGTAAAAGAAAGACTTATTTTGGTGGATTTTTTAAGGTTCTACAAGATGTAACTCAAAATACGTAATTATTATGCCAAATGAAGAAATAAATATTATCATTGAAGAAACAGTTGAACATATTACAGTTCAAGACTCTAGTGATATTGAAGAAATTACGGTTGTAATAAATGAATGATCTTCTATAAGTAATCATTCTGAGTTTATCGGAAATATTCGAATACCTTATTTAATGGGAACAATTTCACAAGAAACTTATTTAGCAAGAAAAACGGCATTCGAACCAGTAAGAAATGAGCTTTTAGCTGGGGATTTCGAAAATGCAAAAGTAAAATTAACAGCGTTAGGAAGTAGCGTAATTGGTGCAGAATTGTATAATTCATTTATGCAAAAGATATATACTTTAATTTCGGAATATTACCCGAATTATAATATTACACCGACATATCAGAGGTCAACTTCAAAAAAAGTTTAGTATGAAAAAATTATCAATATTATTATTTACTTTTTTTATTGTTTCTTGTGGTTCTCGAAAAGTAGAAACTTCAATTAATAGTACTGAAAAAGAAACTGAAACTAATTCAAATTATAAATTTGATAAGTTATCTTTAGAGCCTGTAGATATTCAAAAACCTATTATTGTACAAGGGAAAGAATACTACAATACAAAAGTAATTCGCCATTACGAAGAGGGGGAAAAGATAGAAAAGGCTAAAACAGAAGAAACCGAAAAAGATAAAAAAACCGAAAGAGATAATACAATGTTGTTTATTGGTATTGCTTTAATTGGCGCGTTTGGTTTTTTGTTTATGTTAGTAATATTGGTTATTGGTTTAATTATTTACTTTAGAAAAACTTAGATAAAATATTTTTTGTATATTTGAGTAATAATAAAGTTTTTTTCATAGTTAATTAATTTTGATATTAGGTTATTGATTGATTAAACCGATTATTGAAAAAGGGTCGGTTTTTTCTTTTTTATAGGTATATTAAAAAAAAGTTTATATTTGTAATAAATAATCGGTCTAATGTTGGGAAACATCGGAAAAAAATATTAACAGAAACGTTATTCGTATATGTACGGATAACGTTTTTTTTGTTTCTAACTCAAATAAAAAATAATTATGAATTTTAGTCTGGCTAGAGAGATATATGGATTAAATGCATGGTGTATAGATTCGCAATCTTTACCTTATTTAACTTCAATATTGCGTAATATTCAAAACGGTGTTGATTTAGAAATTCCAGATCAAAAATATAATTCAATGTATTTGTATGATATTAAGTCTAAAGAAACTAGATTGATTACAGATTATGGGGAATTAAGAAATGATGATAATTTTGATGCAATTGGAGTTATAAAATTAAATGGACCTATTACCAAGGGAGGTGGAGCTTCAAGTTATGGAACTAAAGATTTATCTAGTCAAATGCTAAGAATGGCACAAGACAACAGAATTAAAGGGTTTGTGCAATTAGTAGATTCTGGGGGAGGTTCTTCAAATGCAGTTAGTTTATTGTCAGATACTATAAATGAGGTGAAAAAAACAAAGCCTGTTTATACTTTAGTTGAAAAGGGCGGTATAATGGCTAGTGCCGCTTATGGAATCGGAAGTGCGGGAAACAAAATATTTGCTGAGGATAAAATGAGCATTATTGGTAGTGTTGGAACTATGATTTCATTTGAGGGGCGTGCTTCAAATTCAGTTTCAAAAGATGGTGTCAAAAACATTGTTATTTATGCTACCAAATCAACTCAAAAAAATAAGGCATTTGAAGAAGCTTTAAATAACGATAATTACGAATTAATCATAAATGAACTTTTAGACCCTATAAATGAAAGTTTTATCAATTTAGTACAGAGTAATAGACCACAATTAAAAGGTACTGATTTTGATGATGGACATACTAAATTCGCTAAAGATTCCGTAGGAACTTTTATAGATGGAATTGCAAGTTTTGATGAGGTAGTTCAAATGGTTTTAAACGATTCAAAAAATTATACAATTACAAATAATAATTCAAGTTTAATTAAATCACAAAAAATGACAAGAGAGGAATTAAAACAAAATCATCCAGATGTTTACAATTCAATTGCAAATGAGGGTGTAACGAATGAGTTAGAGCGAGTAAAATCGTGGATGGTATTTGCGAAAGCAGATTTAGAGGCTGTTACTAATGGTATCGAATCAGGAAAAGCGATATCTCCATCAGAAATGACTAAATTAATGGTAAAACTGAATTCTGCACAGCAATTAGCGAATTTGCAAAATGATTCTGCTAATGCAGTTGTTACAGGTGAAACTCCAACAGGAGCTACCGATCCTGATAGTGTTGAAAACAAGGAGCTAGAAGAAGCGTTCAAATTTGATTTAAAATTAAAATAATAATTATAAGAAATGAATACATTCGGAATTAACGCAACTCGAAGAAGTGCTACAAATAATCAATCAACTGTAGATTATTCTGTAGAAAGTCTTTTTTTGTTTGGTAATCGTTACCAAACTGCAACTTTTAAAAATAATACTGGTGCTAAGGCTACATTTAAAAGCGGTTTTTTAGTATTGAGAGATACTACAACGCCTGCAAATGTCATTCCTGCTATTGCTGGGGAAACTTTAGCTAATGTTATAGGTGTTTTAAAATTAAACAACGAGACTACATTAGCAAACAATGAAACTACACCAGCTAATTATTGTATATCAGGTGATATTGATGTTAATTTACTTCAATTACCAGATACAGTTACTTTAGATACGGTTGTAGGTACAACTGGAAAATGTTTAAGAGATTTTTTAACTGATTTAGGTTTCGTTCTTAAAAACGTAACTGAAAATTCTAATTTTGATAATTAATCATGGCAATTAGTTTATTACAACATAGCGAAAAGCTAACAAAAAAGGTAGTAGGTACATTTGATGAAATGATACCTGTTAGAGCTGGTTTTTCGGAATTTTTCCCAAGAGAGACTACTCCGAGTTTAGAAATTGACGTAGAAGTACAGCGTGACAATGATTTAATTGCCGTTGATGTACAGCGATTTACAGAAGGTAATCCTGGTAAAATCACTAGATTAACAGAGCATAAATACATACCTCCGTATTTTAAACAGGAATACTACTTCAATCTTGATGCTGTTTATATGAACACTATTGCGCAAGGTGTTATGAATAATCCTAACATTAACAGGCAATTAGGTCAAAACGCATTAAAAAATATGAATAAGGAACGTTTGAAAATTGAACGTGCTATTCGTAAACAACAAGCTCAAGTATTACAAACTGGTATTGTTACCATGGTAAATGGTGATAATATCAATTATCGTAGAAAAGCAGGTTCTATTGTTGATATAGATGTTGCTGGTGTTTATTGGTCAGATGCTGCAAACGCAACTCCTTTAAAAGATATTCAAGAAGGTTTACGTTTCTTACGTGATGAAGGCAATTCTGCATCTAGTGCTGTAAATTTAATTATGCGTTCAGAGGGATTAAATGCTTTAACTGCAACGGCTCAATATTTAAAAGAAGCGGACGTAAGAAGAATTGATCGAGTTACTTTGTCAATGCCACAATTTAGCGAGGTTAGCGGAATGGCTTATCATGGTCAAATTGGCGCAGGTGATTTTGTTGTTAACTTGTGGACTTACAACGAAAAATATACAGATGCGTCTGGAAATACTCAATTTTATTTAGATGCTAATAAGGCTATATTGTTGCCTGGAGATTTTCAAGGTAAAACAGTATTTGGAGGTTTACCATCATTAAGTGATTTAAGTATAGGTGGTCAAATGGCTACAGTTCCAACTGTTGTTGAAGCTGAATATTTATTGAGGCCATTTGCAAATGAAAGAACAATGCAATCAGGTTTAGAATTAACTTCTGCGCCTTTGGTGATACCTTTCACAATTGATAAAATTTACACAATGAAAGTTTTAGCGTAATGAAAAAGTATCAAATTTTAGTATTAGCGTATCAACTTAAAAATCAGGAAATAGCAAAGTATCCTGATGTTGTTGATGAAAGTCAATTGAATGGTAATGCAGACGAGCTTGTTAAGGCTGGTTTTGTAAGGGAAGTAAAAGCTGAAAACGCTGAAAACAAAGTTAAGAAATAAAAACAGTTTAGTTTATGAGTGGCGATTTATTACAGTTAGCGAGAGAGGATGCGAAGTTTTTTGTTACACAAGCAGGGTTTCAAGAAGGAATTATTTTAATGACACCTACTAGAGACATGCAACTTTCGCTAACTGGTTTCGCTTCTAAGCATTGGTTAAGTCATGATACCGATGGATTATCGGTAAATGCTAAAAATGTTCATGTAACGATCGACGAATCTGTTCTTGTTGCTAATGGGTATCAAACTAGAAATTCAAAGGGAGAAATAAGTTTAACTCGTCATATTGTTTCTTTTCCAGATAGCACAGGAATATCAAAAGATTATGTAGTTAGGGAAGTTTACCCAAATGAAACTTTAGGATTGATAGTTATGATTTTAAACGATTACAAAGAATGATATTAATTACTGAACAAATACCAGAACAAAGCTTCGAGTTGATTACAAAACAGCTCGGAGCTATTCTGCTTTTAGAGTTGGACAATCAAAATAAAATGTCGTGTAGCAAATATGATATTCAAACATTTTTAGAGCGTACAATTCCAATAGATAAAAGTGAAGATGTAGTAGTTAATATTTCTTTAAATTCGGTTAATTACGATGAGCATAACGAATTTAGTGTTCAAGGTTCTCACAACTTTAATATTGATGTTTATACGTTTTCAGATGACAAGATTTATAATACGGCAGATGAAAAATCAAGAATTAAATTACAAAGAGTTGCAGGATGGATTAGGTATATTTTAAGTTCTACTAAATACAAGTACTTAAATATAAATAATGATGCTTGTCATATATCAGGCTCTTACTTACAGTCTATTAATTTTGATGATAATTTTGGCAATCAAGATGCTTCAATGTCAAGAATGTGTCGCATAGTTTTTAATGTTAGAGCAGACGAAAATCAAGATCCAGACCAAGCGACAGATTTCACAATAAACGAAACTAATTTTAAAATTTCTAATTCAGAAAAAGGTTATAAATTAATTTTTAATACTTAAAAAATATGGGTACAATTTCGACAGCAGTCGGTTTAGACCGTAGATCAAGAGGAAGTGGTGTAAAACTCAAAAAAGGGTTTTTCAATAATGATACTCCAAATTTACCTCAAAAGATTGCTATTTTTGGCGAAGCAAATACAGCTAATCAATCAGGATTAACAGTAACACCAGTTGAGGTAACAAGTGCTAATGAAGCAGCTCAATTATTTGGATATGGCTCACCAATTCACTCAATAATGAGAATTTTAAGACCTGTTAACGGTGATGGTGTGGGTGGAATTCCTACTATTGTTTTTCCTCAAATTACAGATGGCGGGGCAACTGCAACATCTAGAACTTGGACAGTTACGGGAACGGCAACAAGCAACGCTACACATTATGTAATTGTTAACGGTCGTGATAACGTAGATTTTCAATCTTACGCTTATTCTGTTATTACAGGAGATACACCGACAATAATTGCGGGAAAAATTAAAGATGCTATTAATGGCGTTTTAGGCGCACCATGTACGGCTACAAATACTTTAGGGGTTGTAACTGCTATTACAAAGTGGAAAGGTGCTACAAGTGCTGAATTAAATATCGTTATTGATTTTGGTAACAATTCTGCGGGTGTTTCTTACTCTCAAACGGCAAGTACAAATGGTGCTGGTACAGTTGATTTGGCTGATTCTTTCGCTTTAATTGGTAATGAGTGGTACACAAGTATCATTAATACTTACGGAGTGTCTAAATTAGCCGAATTTGAGCAATTTAACGGCATACCTGATCCTGATGCTCCAACTGGTAGATATAGCGGTTTAATTTTTAAACCTTTTATGGCGTTTTTTGGTAACGTAGGTAATTCTAAAGTTGATTTAGCGTTAATTACAGGTGATTCTGATAGAGTTAATCAAGTTACTAATGTTATTTGTCCAGCTCCAAACTCTAAAGGTTTTACTTATGAAGCTGCCGCAAATGTTGTTGCGTTATTTGCTAGAACTATGCAAGATACTCCACATTTGGACGTAAATAACAAGGCTTATCCAGATATGCCAATTCCTGCTAATGGTTTGATCGGCGATATGAGCGACTATAATAATCGTGATTTCTTGGTAAAAAAAGGTTGTTCAACTGTTTTATTAGAAAATGGAGCTTACAAAATTCAAGATTTAGTTACAACTTATCATCCAGATGGCGAAATTCCTTTACAATACGCATACGCACGTAATTTGAATTTAGATTGGAATGTGGCATATGGCTACAGATTATTAGAAACAATTAGATTGAAAGATAAAACTTTGATTAGAGATAATCAAGTTACAAATGTTTCAGGAGTTATTAAACCTGCAGAATGGAAAGCGGTTTTATTTGGTTATTTCGATGATTTAGCGGAAAGAGCTTTGATAAATGAGCCTGATTTTAGTAAAGCTAATTTGTTGGTTCAAATTTCAGAGACTAATCCTGATAGATTTGAAACTAATTTTAAATATAAACGTACTGGTATTGCACGTATTCAATCAACAGATGCGGAAGCTGGATTTTAATTTTTAAATAATTATAAGATATGGCAAGATATACAGGGGGAGATATACTAGAGGTAGTTTGTCAACATCCGAGTTTAGGAGAGTTTAGATTTGCAGCTAAATCCAACGAAGATTTTACAATTGATGAGGGCGGTATTCGTGTTAATGACGATGCTAATCAAATTACTGGCGGTGGCGAGGCTATCTATCAAAAAAATAGAGTTCGTTGGATGATTGAAGGTCCAGTTGCGGTAGATTTTAAGATCGGCCAAACACAAAACTCATTAAATAAATTATGCGAAAGTGAGGAAGAGGCTACTTGGACTGTTACACATATAACTGGCACAATTTGGAAAGGTAAAGGTTTACCAGTCGGGGATTTACAACCTAGTACAAACACGGCTCAAATGACACTTAAAGTATCTGGAGGCGGTAAACTAGAAAGATTATAATAATTAAAACCGTTCAATTTATTTTGAGCGGTTTTTCTAACAAAAACAAAAAAGCATGAAAAAACAAGAAACAAAAATTAACAAAGAAATTGCAATTGAAGAATTAAAAACTTATTTATCAAATTTCGTTGATGGTGAAATTGATGTTGAAAAGGAATATCCGAAATCATTACAAGCTTTAATGAGTGGTAATTTAACTATTGATGATAATACTTTAGAAGCTAGATATAAGCTTTTAGAAGTTGTTAATTGTGGATCTGAATTTCAAATGGAATCGGTAACTTTTAAAACTAGAGTAAAGCCAAGTGACACAGCAAGACTAGCAAAAAATATTGATTTAAAAAATGATGCTGTGCGTTATGGTTTAGTTGTTACAGCTCATATTATTGGTTTAGCTTCTTACGTTGAACTAGACTATTTTTGCAAAAAAGATTATCAGTTGATACAAGAATTATCATCGGTTTTTATATAAGGTGGATACTTGGCGAAAACTTTGATAATTGTGTAAAAACAATTGTAAGGTATTTCAAGTGGACACCGCAAACATTAAATGAATTGTATTGTGATGATTTAGATATAAATAGCATAGGTTATTGGTATAACGATGCTGTAGCAATATCAAAGAGCATGGATATAGATTAATAATTAATTGTATGATTCAACCCTCATTTTTTGTTGATTTGACTTAAAATGAGGGTTTTTTAATAAAACTTTAATAAATGGCAAATACAATTAGAATACCTACAGAATTTACCGCAGTTGATAGATTTACTTCTGTTGTTTCTAGGATGACTTCTGGAGTTGCAACTTTTAGTAAGTCAGCTTCTAGTGCTGTAATGCGTGTTGATAATAAAATAAATAAAATGTGGGGTTCTTTAGATGGGATTTCGCAATTAGCTTTTGGAGGTGGTATTGTGTCTGGATTTGCAATTGCTGGTAAAGCTGTAATGGATTATGAGGATGCTTTAGCTAGTTTACAAGCTGTTACAGGTGAAAGTTCTAGTAAGTTTAAATCTCAAATAGAATCTATTGCAAAAAGCACTAATAAATCAGCAATTGAGGTTGCCGGTAGTTTTGAAATTGTTGGTTCTGCAATGTCTCAATATTTGTCAAATCCTAAAGCTTTAGGAGACATTACAAATGCAGGGATTATTTTAAGTAAAGCGGCTAAAATGGATTTAGAACCAGCTTTGCAAAGTTTAACAAGTGCTATGAATCAATTTAATTTAGGTTCAGAACAAGCCTTAGACACAGTAAATAGATTAACTGCTGGTGAAATTGTTGGTTCAGTATCTACAGCAAAGGCAACAGAGCAATTATCTAAATTTGGTGCGGTTGCAAATAGTGTAAATGTTACCTTGCCAGAATCAGTAGCTTTAATTCAAACTTTAGGTAAAAAGTTTACAGGATCAATGCAGTCCGAAATAGGAACAGCAGCAAAGAATCTTCTTTTAATTATGGATGCTTCAAGTACAGCATCAAAAGATGCAACTGCTGCGTTTGAAAAACACGGTGTAAAAACTAAGGTGTTAATGGATAGAACACTTCCTTTGAGCGAAAGATTAAAAGAGTTGTCTAAAATACAAAAAGATGGCGCTTCAATGGCTTTAGTATTTGGTAAAGAAAATGCTGCTGCTGGAAATGTTATATTTAATCAATTAGATACGTATGTAGAGTGGGAAAAAACAATTAGAGAAACTAATAAAGCTCAAGAACAAGCCAAAGTTAATTCTGATACATTAAGCAAAGCTATTGAAAGTATAAAAAATGCTTTTATAAATAGTATAGTATCTGGGGAAAAAAATAATAATGTTTTAGATAAATTAAAGGGAATAGCAGGATTTGTTGCGAATAACATGGATTTAATTTTAAATATTATAATGGGTTTAATCGTTGCTTTTGGTTTGTTTAAAGCTGTAGTTTTAACAATAGCTGTTGTAACTGGTGCTTATAATATTGCTTTAGGTATAATGGGTGGGTTGTCTGGTGTTGCATCAATTGCAATAGGTCAAAGTACAATAGCCATGAATGCTTATAAAGCAACAACAGCAGTAGCTACAGCCGCTCAATGGTTGTGGAACGCAGCAATGAATGCTAACCCGATAGTATTAATAATTGTAGGTATTGCGGCTTTAATTGCTTTAGTTATAATTATAATTGCTAAATGGGATGAGTGGGGAGCTGCATTAAGTTTGTTTTTAGGCCCAGTTGGTTTGATTATTGGAGCTTTTAAATCAGTTTACGATCATTGGGAGAGCATAAAGACTGCGTTTAAAACTGAGGGCATACTAGGCGGTTTAAAAAGAATAGGGCAAGTTATTTTAGATGCTATATTAAAACCTTTACAACAATTATTTGAAATGATTGGTTTAGATAGTTGGTCAGATTCATTAAAAAAATTAAGAACTGATATGAATTTGGTGACTCAGGGAGAAATGAAAGCAGCCTTAGAATCTCCAGAAAGTAAACAGGCTAAAGCATCGGCAAAAGCTACGGTAAATGGTGAAGTAAATGTAAATGTTTCGGCTAAAAACGGTACAAATGCAGATGCTACTACCCAAAATAAGGGCGGTATTCCTGTGAAATTATCACCAACACAAGGAGCATTTGGGTATAAAGCACCTTTTCAATAAAAAATTATAAGTAAAATGATAACAAAAGATATTAATTTACATGAATCTGGAAGCGGTGGCGAAATGGCTATCGTTTCTAGCGATTTGTTGTTAGGCGAAAGTCTTTATCAACAGGTTTATTTAGCTTTGTTTGGCGGAAATGTAGAAGTGAATACAAGAGGCGATGAATTAATAACAGATGAGCGTTTTGATTATTGGGGAAATTCTTTGTTTTTTGGTGAAACCCAAAGTAAACAATTCAATTCTAACACCGAAAGAACGCTTTTAAATGTAGTTTTGAATAGTTCGGGTAGATTAGCTATAATTCAATCTATAAAAGACGATTTACAGTACTTAAATGAGTTATTAAATTTTGATGCTGATGTTGAATTTTTGACTACAAACGAAATTAAATTACTTATATATTTCACTCCAAAAGGAAGTCAGGAAAATAAAGTATTACAATTAATTTACAACAACGCAAAAAATGAAATTATTATCGATAAAATAATATAAATACAATGAGAGAAATACCAAGTATAAATGAAATTAGAGACCAGATATCTAATGATTTTAAAATAAAGCTAAATCTTACCGATTCACAACTAAAATACGTTTTAGATGCTTTTGATTCTGTTTTAGCGGCACAATTCAAATTAATGTATTTGTATTTGTCCGATATTCAAAATAATGTTTTTCCTGATACAGCAGATTTAGAGGAAAATGGCGGTACTTTAGAGCGATTTGGTAGGATATACTTAAATCGCGATCCTTTGCCAGCCACAGCGGGAATATTTAAAGCTTCTTTAATTGGTTCTAACGGTGCAGTTTTACGAAATAGTTTAACTTTTAAATCAAATGAAAATTCTTTAAATCCTAGCCAATCTTATGTTTTAGATGATGAATACATTTTAACTGGTTCAGGTGATAAAATAGAAATACGTTCGTTAGGTGGCGGAAGTGATTTTGATTTGAATGTAGGTGATGAATTAACGATAACTGAGCCCGTATTAGGTGTTAATAATATTGTTACAGTTACAGAAGTTATTGAAAAGCCTAGAGCAAGTGAGGATATAGATGTTTACAGGCAAAATATAATTGACTCTATACAATTAGAACCGCAAGGGGGTAGTAAAACAGATTATAGAGAATGGGCAGCAGATGCACAAGGAGTAAGAAAAGTTTACCCTTATGTTAGAAATGATGATGCGGGTATTGTTGATGTTTATATAGAGGCTACAATTGCAGATTCTGTCGATGGAAATGGAACTCCTGATTCAACGTTATTAAGTGATGTTTATGGTATTATAGAATTTGACCCAGATCAAACAAAACCAACAAACGAAAGAGGGCGAAAACCAATTCAATCTAATATAGAAACTTTAGCAATAACTATAACTCCTGTAGATATCACGATAAACGGTTTAATTGACGACAGTACAGCGGTTAGAGATGCGATAAAAACAAATATTAAAGATTATTTGTATAATATTAGACCTTATATTGCTGGTGCCGATTTACCTAGAGATAAAAAAGATATTCTTTATTCGGCAAGAGTTCAAAGTGTTATTACTGATGTTTTAGAATCAGCTAATTATTTTGAAAACTTGACTGTGGAAGTAAACGGTAATACTGTAAATAATTATGAGTTTAACCTTGGTTTTATACCTTATTTAAGAAACTTAATTTTTGCATAATATTATGACTTATCAAGTAACTAATGAAAGTACGCAACACGGTTATAATACGCCTTTTGGTTATTTTACACCTCATAGACTACCTACTATTCCAGGTCAAACATTAACGGATATATTCGGAGATTTAGCAAGACAATTATATCCTACTGGTAGAGCTTGGTATATGGCTAAAGATGGTGTTTTTGATAATTTACATAAATCAATTAATTTAAGTTTTGTTAGATTAGTTGACGATTGTGATTTAACAATAGATTCTTTGTTTCCAGATAATGCTAATTTCGATAAAAAAGATGCTAGTTTGTGGGAGTATAGACTTGGATTAACAACTAATACAAATTTAAGTTTAGAGGTTAGAAAGCAAGCTATTTTAAGAAAAATGGCATATCCTAACAATGTAAAGCCTAGGCAAAGTAAGTCTTACATAGAAAGTCAATTAAGATTAGCGGGTTTTGATGTTTACGTACACGAGAATTTAAAACCATACCAAACGCCAGCGGATATAGGTTCTTTGAGTTTAAGCAATTCACAGCATGGCGGAGATTCTCAACACGGGGGAGGATTTCAACACGGATCATCTAGTTTTGATGTAATAGCTAATGAAGCAGTAGTAAATGAAAGTTATTCAGTAGGTGTTGGTAATTTATGGGCCACTTTTTTTATTGGAGGTGAAAATTTAGGAGATTTTGCCACTATTAAACAAAGTAGATTAATTGAATTTAAGGAGTTGGTGTTAAAATTAAAGCCAGCGCATTTAGTTGCCTTTACTTTTTTGAATTATGTTTAATTTTATAAAAAAATAATTAAAAATGAGAAATAAAAAATTAAGCGTTAATATTGATAATTCTGATTTGGTAAATTATCCAAATGGACGAATAAAAAATAATAGCGGTGCGGGTGATGGAACGCCAGTAAATGAATTTATGTATGGTGATTTACACGAGTTTAAAGATAAGTTGATGAGATTGGCGGGTATTGAGCATAATGGATTGCCAGATAATGAACAAAATAGTTTTCAATCAATAGAAGCGTTGAGAGATTTTGGAAGTAAACACGATGTAATACAAACTTTAACTACTGCTTCTGGTGTTATAACTGTTTCAGCTAAATTAAACACAATCATTCAAAATAACGAAAGTTTAATTTGTAAAGCAGGATTTAATTATACAACAGAAACAAGTATAAAGGGAGGTGATGGAACTGTTTACTCATTAACTGTAATAGGTAATTTTAAAACAAATGAGTATGTACGATTAATTAAAAAAGATTCTGGTGTTGTGCTTGTTAGATTAGTCGATTCTGTTAGTGCAGATGCTGTTATTAGTGAATTGTTGTTTTTGAAAAAAGCATCGCAAGCTCAAGAAAACGCAGGTACATTAGATACTGTTGCAACAACGCCATTGACTAATAAAACTGTATTTGGATTAAGGGTAAACGACAATACAGCTAGTGCGCCTTATTTGGCTAGTGCTTCACAAAACGGAATTTACCCTAAGGAGCATTTCAAGATAGTAGAGAATTTAATCAGCCCAATAAAAAACAGAGGCTGGATAGGCGGGTTTGATATTGGTGGAACTACAGGTAGTTTACCAGTTAATGGAGACATAATAAGTGCTACATCTACTATTTCAACTAATGGAGATTCGTTTATATTATGCGCAATGTCTAATGCTATGGCAAATAATAATTATGTTGTTAAAATGTATGTAGAGAGCTTGGGAGATTTGGGGCTAGACAATGACTCATTTTGCCCTGCCTTTAAAGTTATAAGTACTACTCAATTTACAATAACATTGACGGAAGGTCCCTCTAGTGTGCAAAATATAAAAATTCACGTAGAAATTCAACAATTATAAGATATGAAAGTATTAGGAAATTTACCAATAATAAAAGATGTTAATTCTGTTTATCCTTTTGGAGCAGCTATAAAAAATCAAACTGAAACTGAACAAGGTACTCCAGCAATTAGAGAAATTTACAATGATGTTTTAATGAACATTTATAAAATTTTACAGTTAACTGGCGTAAATCCATCTAATAAAGAAGATAACAATTATAATGGTTATCAAATAATTGAAGCTTTAAAGAAGTTGCCAAATAGTTTAAATGATATTGAACAAATATTGACGTTAGACGGTACAGTTTGGACAGTACCGTTTGATTTACAATATTTACCAAACAAATACATGTTTGTTGCTAGAGCATCAGAAGATTATAACCCTACTATAACCTACACTTTTAAAGGTTTAGGAGTTACTGAACTTCCTTTTAATAATATAAATGGTTTTAGTGCTACAGATGAATTGTTAGTTATTATTGACAAGTCAGGAGTAAGAAGTTATTCTTTGAATAAGCCAACAGAAGCATCAAGTATAGTTTATACTGGCATGGGGCAAGTAGTTACGTTTAACGATTTGAATACTGTTTATTATTACAGTAATGGTTGGTTGCTTACCGATACGCCTAATTCATACGATATTTTAAATATAGTTAGGTTATTTGCATCAAAAAGTGCGTTGGAAATAAAAGACGTTTTTATACACAACAATACTATTGTTTGTTTTTGTTTTGATCCATCAGATTCAACTTGTTTTATTTATGATGTGGATTTGACTAAATTAACAGTTTCATTTAATATTGAGTTGTCAAATGATGCGGATTCTTATTATGACCCAGTCGCTTACATGGATGAAAACGGTGATTTATGGATGACAAATAAAGGAAATTTAAACGGTGGAGTAAACGATAATGAAGTATATAAGTTTGTCCGTAATGGCTCAGGTATTTTCACATTTAATTCTACTATTACTTTAGATGTTTCTTTTGTAAAAACTAGGAATGCAGCAATAAAGCGTGGTTTCTTGTATACTTACTTTGGATTGTACTTAAATAAGTATAATTTAACTACTGGAGCATTAACCTCAAGTATGTATTTGCCTGCTACTCCTGGTCAGTTAATGCAATTAAACGGGGAAGTTTACTATAATTCAGGGTATATAGCCAAAAGATTTGATTTATGATAAGATTAGATGTAAATACAGATGCATCTATACAGTTAACGGCTAGACTGGAAAGGTTGCATAGATCAGCCTTTCCAAGTGCTGTTAGAAATACGTTGAATGATGCTGCGTTTGAAGCTAAAAAATTAATCCCAAAAAAGGCTAATGAAAATTTTACGGTAAGACAAAAGAATTTGTTTAGTAGATTTTCAAAAGTTGAAAAGGCAAAGGGTTTTGATATTAATTCTATGGTTTCAAAAGTAGGTTTAGATGGTACTACCCAGCCAAAATTAATAGATGGTTTAGCTAAACAAGAAACCGGGGGTACATTAAAGGGTAGAAAATTAACGCCACACAATGAAGCTCGTGTGTCGGGTAGTTATGGAAAGAAATTGAAATCTAAACACCAATTTAAAAATATTGGTAAAATAGGAACCAGAAATAAAACAATAAGAAATGCTAAGTATTTTGTTATTGAAAATGGCAATAAAGAAACTGTTTTTGAAAATTTAGGAAACAATAAAATAAAGCCAGTTTACAACAAAAGAAAAAGCAAAAATACTACTTTAAGAAAAAAACCTTTTATTGCTCCTAGTGCTATTGAAGCATCAAGAAAAATGGAAAGATTTTATTTTAAAAATGCAAATTATCAATTTACAAGACATTTAAGAAGATGAGTTGGAAAAATAATTTAGACAATATAAGATTTTCAATAAAAACTGGTGATGGGAAAGAGTATTTTCCTTTGTGGATAGATGCAGAATATTCAAAAGAATACAACGTATCTACTTTTGATTTTATTGATGTACCTAAATCTTTGGTTGAGAGAAAACAACCAAAATCAAGAAAATACCCTTTACTATTTTATTTCCAAGGTGATGATTGTATTGAACAATTTTTAGAATTTGAAAGAAGTGCAGACGATAACAGATATTGGACGGTTACGCACCCGTTTTACGGCACCATAAAAGGACAACCGTTATCAATTGGAGTGGATAATAAAAAATTAAATGTTTCTATTGTATCGGTTGACTTTTGGGAGAGTATAATATTTGATTATCCTAAATCAAATTTATCTATTCAAGATAATACATTGGTTAAAAAAGATGAAGCTTTGCAAAGTGCTGTTTTGACTTATTCAGCTAGAAAAGCTCAAGAACCATCCGACATAAATAAAGTAAAGCAAAGTAATTTAGTTATTGCAAAATCATTTGAAACGATTCAAAGTAACGAAACAAACGTTGAGTACTCAAATGCTTTGTCAAAGGCTAATAAGTCAGCAAATAATTTAGTTAACAACCCTAATATTGCTATTTTAGACGCTCAAGCTTTGTTAAATAGTCCAAGTACTTATGATACTAGAATAGTGCCAAGGTTAAATGCTTATAAAACTGCTTTTCGTGGATTAGTAAAAAAGCAAAAAACAGTTTCGGAAAAATTATACTTTGAAAGTATGGCAGGAACTGTAATAGCTTGTTATTGCAACGCTACTGTTAATTATGATGCGGATTTAGACTACATTACAGTAAAAGAGGTAGAAACCGTCACTAATGATTTAATTTTGCTTTATAACGAATATTTGAGCATTTTAGATAATAATTCGGTTTCAAATTATGAATTAGATAATTTTCATGCTAACCCACAATTACAAAGTCAGATTAATGATTTGGTATTATTTACAGTTAGCAATTTGTATAATTTAGCCTTTGAAGCGCAACAAGAGAGATTTATTTATTTAGATAAAGATTCAAACGTAATTTTACTAACTCATAGATTTTTAGGTTTAGCAAGCGATGAAAATATACAGCGTTTTAGAGATATAAACGGAATTAAATTGAAAGAGTTATTTAAGCTAAAAAAAGGGCGTAAAATTATTTATTATGTGTAGTTATGAAAATTAAAATAAACAACAAATACATTGATCATTTTACAGGTTTTTCGGTTAAAAGAAATTTAGATAGTGTTGCTTCTGAATTTGCTTTTAGTGTGAGGTTTAATCCAGAGAATGACGACCATAAAGAATCTTTCAAGCCATTACAATATTTAAAATGCGAGGTTTATTCAGATACTAATAAATTAATGATTACAGGTACTATTTTAAATCATTCTTTTACTAGCGATTCTACATTTAATCTGCTTGTTATTTCAGGTTATTCCAAAAGTGGAATTTTAGAAGATGTTCAAATTCCATCTAGTATGTACCCGCTTGAAAGTAATAATCGTTCATTAAAAGATATTGCTACTAAATTATGTAATGCTTTTGGAATTAATTTGATTGTTGATTCAAGCGTTAGCAATGAAGTAAATAGAGTGTTTAAAAAAACTACTGCAGATGTAACCGAAACAGTTAAGGATTACATTTCAAAACTAACAAGTCAAAGAAATATACTTTTGAGCCACAACGAAAAAGGCGAGGTTATTATGTATAAACCAAAAGTAAACGGAAAGCCTAAATATTATTTCAATAAAGATAATACAATACGTATGACTAGCAATTGGGCGGGGCAAGGTATGTATTCAGAAATAAATATTATTAGGCAACCAAGCAAAGAAAATGCAGGAGTATCAACAGTTGACAAAATAAAAAATCCTTTGATCGGAGTATTTCGAACTACGACAAAAGTGTTAAGTAGTGGAGATGATACAGATACAGCCAACGCAGCAAACAACGAACTAGCATCACAATTGAAGAACATTCAATTAAAAGTAGATTTACAAGGGTTGTTTGAAGATATAGTTCCAGGAGATTTAATAAATATTCATAATCACGAAATTTATTCTTTTGCTTATACTCGTTGGATAGTTTCTTCAATTAGTTTAAATAAAGATGAAAGCTCAGAAACAACGAGTTTGGATTTGGTTTTGCCTGAGACTTATTCGGGTGAAGTTCCTAAACCGATATTATTTTCTTATAAATCACATAAACGACATAATTAAAATGATAACATTTAGTAAATTTTCAGATGCTTTTATTGATGGCGGTAAACGTATTTTAAAAGTGTTGCAGTTCGGAGCAAAAACAGCGGATGAAATTGCGCCTTTTGGAATAGATTCTAACCCAATTAAAAATATGACTGCTTTATATGTTGATACTACCAATAGCGGTGAAAGTGCAGTAGTAGGATATGTGAATGAATCTCAATTATCAAATAAAGGTGAAGTGCGTATTTATTCAATGGACGAAAATAAAGCCGTTAAATCCTTTATTTGGGTTAAAAATGATGGTAGTATTGAGTTTAATGGAAATGGTTATTCTATGACAAGATTTGAGCCTTTAAAACAAGGTATTCAAATAAAGGATAATTTAATTAATGCAGAGTTAGCAAAAATAGCAACCGCAATAGGTAGTTTAGGTGGTACTTACGTAGTTACTCCTGTATCTACAAATATTGAAAACGCTAAAAGTATAAATTTAAAAATAGAATAAAATAGTTTAGTTTTTTTGTTTAGTTTATTTTTGTTTAAAGTGGTCAAAATTGACCACTTTTTTATTTTTATGCGAATTTGTTTTATTTTTATTTTGATATTAAAAATATTTGTGTAATTTAGCCGAAGAAAAATGTAATAACTATTAAATTTTAAAACTATGATTTTCAAAATTAGAATTTGGTTTCGCTATTTTCAGAAAGGCGACCAAGAAAAAGACTTAGAAGATTATGAAATTGAAGCTTTGAGCGTTCACGATGCTTTTAAAAAAATAAAGAAAAAGCATTTTGATGGGTATAACGCAAAACCCTTTAAATATGGTCAAGTCATAAACAATGAAGTTTATACGTGGTATACGCCATTTAGTGTAAACATCAAAGATGAAAATTTTGATTTGCCTTGGAGTAAATTGAATATAGAATATTAACGTTAAACAATTATAAAAATGGCAGAAAAAGCAGAACAAATGGAGTATTCAATTGACGTGAATAAAATGCGCATGGATATTCAACATGTAAAACAAAAAAATGTATCGGTAAAAGAAATGTGTACTATGTTCAATATGTCCGATGCTGGGTTAAGATTGCTAGAGCAAAAAGCTCCTAAAGTGGTATCTGTGTTAATGAGGTACCACCAAATAACGGGTAAGCCTATAACCGACGTAATTAAACAAAATGAATAGCCATGGGAAAAGAACTAAGAATATTTTTCAAAGATGGACTTTGGCGCGCTGAATTGTGGAGTGATTTTGAAGAGCCTTTTCACTCAGGAAAGCAACTTGAAGATAAGGTTTATGATTTAAGCATTGAAAATCTAAATATAGAAATGAAAAATAAAGGCTGGTATGAACTATTAAAAAGTAATAATTAATGATCAATAATCATGAGCGAAAACTTAATCACTATTGAAAACTTAGACGTTAACAAATTGCCTGAATTGCAAGGCATAAAAGAACAACAAATAAAGTTAGTTGAAGAAAATACATACATTGAAATTGTGGACAACAAAACTTTTGAAGAGGCTAAAAAAAGACGTACAGCGTTATTAAAGGGGCGTACTTCTTTAGAAAGTCAAGATAAGTTAATTGCTTCAAAACTTACTAATTTTAGAAAACAAGTTGGTAATGTTACAAAGGAATTAATTGAAATAACGTTGCCACATGAAGAAAAACAGCAAGAAGAAGTTAAGCGTTATGAACAAGCTAAAGAGAATGAAAGACTTGAAAAGGAACGTTTAGAAAATGAACGAATAGAAAAAATCAAAAACAAAATTTCAGACTTTGAATCTTATGCTATCGATCAAATTAATAAATGGGGTGTTAGCGTTTTGACAGATCCAGAAATTGCAAATGAATTTGTAGAAGATTTAGATTATGATTTTGAAGAATTTGATATTTTGTACCAACAAGCAAAAACGAGAGTTAGAGAATTTGCCAAATCAAAATTTAATTCTATTCAAGAAAAAGAAAATCAAAGGTTAGAAAATGAACGTCTAGCGCGTGAAAAAGCCGAAGCAGATGCAAAGTTAGAAGCAATTCAAAAACAACAAGAAAAAGAGCGTGCCGAACGTGAAGAAAAGGAACGTAAAGAAAAAGACAATCAATTTAAAATTAGAATAAATCGTTTACAAGAACTTGATGTAAATTTTGATTTTAAACATCCAACTTTTAGTTTTTATGGGTATTCTTTAAGAGAAATTTATGATGCTGATTTAATCGAGTTTGAAAATTTATTATCTGATTCAATAAACGCAAAAAAAGAATTTGAGAATCAAAAAATAAAAGAGCAAGCCGAAAAAGAAGCTAGAGAAAAAGCTAAAGCGGAAGCAAAGAAAAAAGCCGAAAAAGAAAGTAAAGAACGAGTTAAACGACTAGCTAAAGATAAAACTATTTATAAAACAGTATTAAATGATACTTTAGGTCGTTTTCCAATTGTTTTTGATGCAGACCAAGTAGAAATACGTGAGTTTTCAGAATTAGCCTCAAATCGTGTTGAAGAACTTAAAAATCAATTATTAACCGAATTAGAAAATTTATAAACATGAGTGATTTTTCAAATTTAAGTAAAGAAGCTTTAAAATAATTGAATAATTCGAAAGAAATAAAATTTGTTAATTTAGAATTAAATGACAAGGTTAGTTTAGAGCTTATTGATTTTGTTGTTGAAAATTTTAGAAAAGATAATTTTGGCGATTTAGATTCTATTTCATTGCCAATAAAAGGTGATATTAAAATTGAAACAATATTAGAAGAATTTAAAAAAGAAAAAGGTTATGAGTAAAGAAATAAGTACACAAAGTACACAATTAAAAGGCGGTGCGTTTTCGTCAATGGCTAACTTTCAAGACGCTCAAAGTATAGCTAGTATGTTATCAAAGTCAGATTTAGTTCCCGCATCTTACAAGAACAACATACCAAACACAATGATAGCATTAGAAATGGCAAACAGATTAAACATTTCGCCATTTGAAGTAATGCAGAATCTTGATATTATCAAAGGTAAGCCAAGTTGGAATAGTACGTTTATTATTGCTTCAATAAATTCATGTGGTAGATTTAAGCCTTTGAGATTTGAATTTATTGGAACTCCAAAAACTGATGAATACGGTTGTAGAGCATACACAGAAGATTTAGAGGGTAATAAGTTAGTAGGTCCTACAATAACTTGGTTAATGGTTAAATCTGAAGGTTGGTTATCAAAAGCAGGTTCAAAATGGCAAACAATGCCAGAGTTAATGTTTCAATATCGCGCAGCATCTTTTTTTGGTAGGTTGTATGCTCCAGATATTTTAAAGGGTATGCAGTCAGTTGATGAGGTTAAAGATGTTGTTGGTACAATTGACGTTGACTATGAAGATGAGACCAGAATAAGCGAATTAAGAGACTTATTTAATAAAGTAGAAGAAAACCTATCAGAAAGCGAAAAAAGTCACGCAAAACGAATAATTGACACCAAAGAATCGACTTCATACGATAAGTTAGAAAAGTTTTTAAAATCTAAAATAGATAACAATGGGAATAAATAGTTTTAATGATTTAATATCAAATGTTATAGTTTGGGCTAGAGAAAAGAATTTACTTCAAAAAGATAATGCTTTTAATCAAGCCATAAAAACAGAAGAAGAACTTGGCGAAATGAAAATTCATATTTATATGCAGCAGCAGGGAATTAAACAATACGTCAAGAATGGAAAAATAGTAAACGTTGATGATGCTATTAAAGACGACATCGGGGATCAGTTAGTTACTTTGATTATTCAATGTGAGCAACAAGGAACTTCATTTTACGAATGTTTGGAAATAGCATGGAACGAAATTAAAGACAGAACAGGAAAAACAGTTAACGGAACATTTATAAAAGATTAGTATTAGTTATGGAAAAATTAAAAGCTCTTTTAGTAATTATTTTTTTTTGCTCAACATCATGTTTTTTGCTGTCTTTAACTAATTTAATTAGATATTCTAAATTTATGCAATTATTAGAGTTAAGTTTTGTTACATCTGCCTTAATTTTAGGTTTCTTAGGTATAATTTTTTGTATTGTTCAATTTAAAAAAGATTATTTGTAATGGTTGAGAAATTAGAGCGCATTGGTAGGTTTACGAGTTCAAATATTTGGAAGCTTACGACTTTAGATAGAAGTGGAAAATCATTTGGCGCACCCGCTTTGACTTACATAGAAGAAAAGCGAGCCGAAAGAACATTAGGAAGAAGTATTGATTTAGGTAAACAAAGTCAAGCTACTATTTGGGGTAAAATAATGGAGTATTATTGTCATAAATTCGTACTTGGTTTAGAATATACACTTTGTTCAGATGAAACTTTAGTACATCCTAAGTTTAAATTTTGGTCTGGATCTCCAGATTTCACAAAAGAAAGAACTACAGGGGATATTAAGTGTTTTGAGCCGAAAAGGTTTTACGAGTTCACATTAAATTTAATGAAGTTAATCGAGGGTTTGATTACCCTTGATGACTTCAAAAAAGAAGAAAAAGAAATTTATTGGCAGGTGGTTTCTAACTGTATTTTGACAAACAACCCAAAAGGAGAATTTATTTCTTATACGCCAACAGAAGAACAATTATTGCGAGTTCGTCAAGAATTAGAAGAAACAAACATTTTAGAAAAACTAAACATTGAACCGTGGCAAGGTAGATTTATAACGGAAAAGCCTTTATACGAATTGCCATATATACCTAGTGGTATTGAGTTTCCAAATTTTGTTAGTTACGAATTTGAAGTTCCTGCTGACGATATAATATTTTTAACTAAAAAGGTTCTTGAAGCCGAAAAACTATTAACTAATGAGTAAAGAATATAGTAAGTTTTTAGAAAGCAAAAGGAAAACTTTTATAGATTCTGGATTTGAAATTGATGAAAATGAATTAAACGATGATCTTTTTGGATTTCAAAAGTACTCGGTAAAAATAGCACTTAGAAAAGGTAAATTTGCTTTATTTTTTGACTGTGGACTTGGAAAAACTCTGATGCAGTTATCGTGGGCAGATGCAGTGTTTAAACAAACTAAAAAAAAGGTTTTAATACTTGCTCCTTTAGCTGTGGTTGAACAAACAAAACTAGAGGCTTTAAAGTTCGGCATTTCATTAGATTGTTTTGATATTTTCAATTATGAACAATTGAAAAATATTGAAAATATTAACCAATATTCAGGAGTCGTATTGGATGAAAGTAGTATTTTAAAAGGTAGAGATGGGAAATTAAGTAGTTTAATAATTGAAACTTTTAAATACACGCCTTATAAATTAGCTTGTACAGCTACACCATCACCAAACGATCATATGGAATTAGGGCAGCACTCTGAATTTTTAGGGGCTATGTCTTATTTAGAAATGTTAGCTATGTTCTTTGTTCACGATGGCGGAGAAACTTCTAAATGGCGATTAAGAAAGCACGCAAAAGATCCGTTTTGGAAATATGTTTGTACTTGGTCTATGGCATGTGATAAGCCTAATACATTAGGTTTTGATGTTGATGGTTATGATTTGCCTGAGATAGAATTTATAGAGCATATTATACCAGTTGATAATAATACCGATAATCTTTTTGGTGATGCAGCTGTTTCTGCTACAGATTTTCATAAAGATTTAAATAGAAGTTTTGATAAACGTATTGAAAAAACTATTGAACTCGTCAATTCTAATAATGATCAATGGTTAGTTTGGGGGTTGAAAAACAATGAAACTGATGCATTATCAAAATTACTTGATGATTCTATTAATGTTCAAGGCTCGGATTCTGCGGAATATAAAGCCAAATATTTAAATGGCTTTGCAAAAAAAGAATTTAAAACTCTCATAACAAAGACATCAATCGCATCTTTTGGCATGAATTACCAACAATGCTATCAAATGGTTTTTACGTCTTATGATTTTAAATTTGAGCAGTTTTATCAATCAGTTAGACGATGTTATCGTTTCGGACAAAAAAATAAAGTTTATGTTCATATTTTGATTCCAGAAAGTCAAATAAGTGTTAGAAATTCTATTTTAGAAAAACAAAAAAGACATTTTGAAATGATTCAAGAAATGGCTAAATATTCAAGCGAATCTGATTATAAAAGTTCAAAATCAAAAGTTAAAATTATGAATAAAGAGATAAATACAGATCATTATCACTTAATAAATGGTGATTGTGTTCAAGAATCAAAAAAGCTTCCAGATAATTGCGCTGATATAAGTATTTTTAGCCCCCCTTTTGCTGATCTTTATGTTTATTCCGACAAAGAGGAGGATATGGGGAATGTTTCAGATTATAAACAATTTGAAGAACATTTTAAATTTTTGATTCCTGAAATAAAAAGGATTCTAAAGCCTGGCAGAATTTGTGCCATTCACTGTATGGATTTGCCAATTCAAAAAGGAAAGGAGGGGTTTGTAGGATTGAGAGATTTCTCAGGAATGTTAATTAATTGGTTTACAGATCAAGGATTTGTATATCACGCTCGAACTACTATATGGAAGAATCCAGTTACAGAAATGCAAAGGACTAAAGCGGTAGGTTTACTGCATAAAACTATTAAAAAAGATAGTGTAATGAGTCGTGTTGGAATACCAGATTATATTTTATTTTTTAGAAACGATGGAGGAAATCAAATCCCTATAAAGCATCAAGATTCAAATCCTGATAAACCTGATTATTTACCAGTTGATTTGTGGCAAAAATACGCTTCTCCTGTTTGGTACGATATTGACTACTCAAGAACTTTGCAATATCGTAGTGGTAGAGATGGAAATGATGAAAAGCACATTGCACCACTTCAATTAGACACCATCGAAAGAGTTTTGCATTTGTATTCGAACGAGGGAGAAACTGTTTTTAGTCCTTTTGGTGGTATTGGTTCGGAGGGTTGTTGCGCTATCAAAATGAATAGAAAGTCGATTTCTATTGAATTAAAAGAGTCTTATTTTGCGCTAAATGCAAAAAATCATAGAGATTTTGTTTCTGAAAAAAATGCTACTTTAACATTATTCTGATGAAACAACTACAGACTAAAGATGAAGTGATTCAAACAGTAAAAGATAACAACGAAAGTTATTATTAATTAACTTATAACTATGCTTGTAAATGGGTTGCTGAAAAAATGCAACCTTTTACAAGTGAGGATTTGTCAAAAGATATGTATTTGATTTTGGGCAACCCAAAAGAACCTAGGGTTTTAGGTGCTGTATTTTTACAGTTATCTAAAGAAAAGAGAATCAAGCTTAATGGATCTGTGCGCTATAAAGCTAAACAAGAGCATTGTAAGCCATCAACTCAATGGATTAGTAGGGAATATTCCTAAAGACAAAGTAATAATGCTAAAAAAGGATATAACACTTAATTTATTCGAAAAAGATGTTTAAATTATTCAATAAAAAAACAGAAGAAGAAAAGATAAATCATCGGGTTGATGAGCTTTTCTCAAAATTGATTTGCGACAATGATTTTAAGTTTACAGAATTAGAACAAGTTCAAATTGTAAACAAATTTGTTGAAAAAACTAGATTTTATTTAGAGGAAAAAGCAAACGAAAATAAAAGCAAATCAATTGAACATGAGCAAAAAGCTAATGAAATTATTAACGCTAAATCGTTATTGATAAAACAGTTTTTTGTATGTTTGTAAATGTAATGAAGTAGAGAGCATTACATTAAATAGGAAAAAATTATAAAGCCCTTAATCGGGAGGCTCTCTCTACAATAGCCAAACGATTAGGGGCTTAACTTTTTAAATTAATTTAAATTATGAAACACACAATTTCTAAAAAATTAGAAAACACTGACATTGTTGAATTATCAATTACAGAATTAATTGAGGAAAAAAAATCACTAATATCTATTCTTAAATTAACAAGTGAAAATAATTGTATTGAAGAAAATAATATTGAATTAAATTCAAAAGAACTTCACTCTTTCATTGGTGCTTTGCTTCACGTTCAATCTAAAATAAAATAGTTATGAAAAGTAATAGTTTTTATGTAATTCAAGGTTGGATGATTAACGAATTAAATCTAAAGGGAAATAATTTATTAGTTTTTGCAGTTATTTATGGTTTTTCCAAAGATGGTCAAGGTAAGTTTGATGGTTCTTTAAAATATCTTTGTGATTGTACTGGAGCTTCTAAAAATACAGTAATAAAGTCGCTTAATGATTTGTTAGATTTAGGATATATACTAAAATCTACTGAGTTGGTTAGTAATATTACATTTTGTAAATATTTTCAAAATGACATAGTGGTGCAGAAATTGGTACGGGGTAGTGCAGAAACTGATTATTTAGGTGGTGCAGAAACTGCACCTAATAATATAATTAATAATAATATAGAAGATAAGAAACAAATTCTTTTTTCTGAATCAATTTGGAATAGTTATTATAGCTTAAAAATAGAACTTTCTAAAGACGAAAAGTTTAAAAAAGAATATGCAGGAGTAGATCTTAAACATTACATAGAAGATGTATTATTATGGTCAGATTCTAAAAATCAAAAAAGAACTAATAAAGGATGGTTAGCTACTTTAAGAAATTGGATGAAAAGAGATAAAACGTCTCACAAATTAGTTTTATTAGAAGATTTTAAACAAAATAAAGGAGGTTTTACAAATCATTAAGTAAATTAAATTATGGAATTTTCAAAAAAACAAAAACAATTTTATGATTTAGCTTTAAGTGGTGAATCTTTATTTTTAACTGGTAAGGCTGGAACTGGCAAAACATTTGTTGTAAAAAAAGTAATTAAAGAATTATCTAAATCAAAAAGAGTTGCCGTAGTTGCTCCTACTGGTGTTGCAGCTAATAATATTGGTGGCGCGACAATACATAGCACATTTAATTTAGATTTATTTTCTGTATTAACTTATGATAATTGTAAATTTTTAAAAACTTCTAAAAGAGATGTTTTAAAAAAAATTGATGTTTTATTTATTGATGAGGTTTCAATGCTAAGAGTGGATATGTTTGATGCTATGCATTGGACTTTAAAAAAAACGGATGTAAAGGTTTAGATGAAATTCAAATTGTAATTATTGGGGATTTGAAACAATTACCTCCAGTAATAGATGATAATTTTAAATCTATTCTTTTAAAAAATTACAATGGCTATAATTTTCAGTACTCAGATATTTACAAAAAACTAAATATAAAAAACATTGAATTAGATGAAATATTAAGGCAAAGTGATAATGAATTTATTGAAAACTTAAATTTAATTAGAGATGGTAAAAAAGCACCTTATTTTAGAAAATTTATAAATAACGCTCCTAAAGGTATTGTTTTAGCTCCGCACAATCATACAGTCAAAAAATACAATGTTGAGGGCTTGAAAAAAATAAAAGAAAAAAGTTATTTTTTTAAAGCAGATATTCAAGGGAATGTAAAAGCTAGTGATTTTAATTTTGAAGATAATTTGGAGTTGAAAAATGGTGCTAAAATAATGTATTTAGTTAATTCTAAAAACAACAATTTGGTTAATGGTACCATTGGAGTTTTTAAAGTTTTAGATAATAAATTTTTTATTAGTGTTGGAAATGTTGATTATAAAATAGAACCAGTAAAAGCAGAAAAAAAAGAATACGTTTATGATAAGGAATTGGATGCTTTGGTTTTGACAGAAACAGGATCAATTACACAACTTCCAGTTAAATTAGCTTATGCTATTTCTATACATAAATCTCAAGGAATGACATTTGAAGAAGTGACTTTAGATTTAACACAAAATTGTTTTTCTGAAGGTCAACTTTATGTAGGTTTAAGTCGTGTTACTGGCCCTAATGGTTTAACAATTATTAAATAAATTAAATTATTATGAGTAAATTATCAGAAAAAATAGAAAATAAAGTAACGCTTCAAATGATTATGGATTCTGCTAAAGAAAGGAGTTTAAAGCTGCCTGAAAAATATGATTCTTTTAGTTATGAATTAGGATTTAATCAAGCTTATCATTTTATTTTATCAGAACTTATGAAAAGTAAATAACTATGATTCCAAAAGGATTTGAAATATTAACGGCTTCACAAAATCACGATAGTATGATTAAATATCGTGAAAAAGGAGCTTTACGAGGTGTTTACTTAGGTTTTCCAAATTTGAACGAGTTTTATACTATGGCTTTACCAGGAGTTACTGATTGGACTGGTTACCCCCAAAGTGGAAAAACTGAATTATTAATCGAATTGCTTTTAAACACTTCATTATTTTACGGTTGGAAACATTTATTGTACGTTCCTGATATTGGAAGTAAAGAAGATATGATTTCTTTAGTTATTCATAAATTAACTGGTAAAACATTTGATAAGCGTTATAAGTCAAATTACATTGAAGAAATTGATATTAGTAAAAATATTGATTGGGTTTTAGAGCATTTTAGAATTTTGCATAAAACCGATGAAAAAGCTAAATTAACACCTTATCAGTTTTGGGATTTTGGCGTTGAATATTCAAGTACGGTTATAGGCGGTATTCAAACAATGGTTATAGATTCGTGGAAAGACATGAAGCACGATAGGACAATGAGAGATGATCAATATTTAGAAGATGTTTTATCTTATCGAAATATGATAGCCGAAAAGTACAAAGTTCATTTACACACAGTAATACACCCAAAAGGTTTAGGAAATGAAAAGACTGCGAAAGGTGAACGTAAAGTTCCAGGACCAGACGATTTAAAAGGTGGTTCGGAATGGTGGAATAATGGTAAAAACATTATTGTAGCCCATAGACCTGAGGGGTCAAGCAATACAACAGATATTTACATTAAGAAAGCAAAACCGAAATCAGTAGCTAAGCAAGGTAAAGCTGAATTGTTTTTAGACTTAGTTAGTTATAGGTATTATCATATTAACGAAAATAATAATAGGGATTATGCTTCACCGATTTTAATTGAATCCACTGCTAGTAAAATGATAGAAGATGACAACGATGTGCCATTTTGATTTTTTAAAATATGAATGAGTTAGAAGAAAAAAGAAAACAGCAAAACGAATTGGAGAAAAACCAAATAAAATTAATTTATCGTTACTTGGAGCAACAAAGAAAAAACTTTGAGTATTCAGATTTAGCTTATTCTATTTTGGAAACTAAAAATGAAACTGATTTAATTTTTATTGCCGAAAAGATTAATGAGTGGCACGATAAAGCGAAAGCCGAAAATAAAAAACAGTTTTTAGAAATTATTTTGGCATTATTCAGAGTTCAAAGTTATTGCGTATCAATTCAAACGATCGCCAAAGGTTCGGTAGCAGAGTTAAGCGATGAAATTAAAAGGGTAAAGGAATTAGAAAGTAAATTACGAACTTTGGAAATTGAAAAAATAAACATTCAGGCAAAACATGAGAGAGAAATTAAAAGCCTCAAACAAGAAATTGAATTCATTACCAACAATAAGTAAAGAGATGGCATTTTGTTTAAATCATGGTGTTAAAGTTTATCCAGTATTTTTAAAAGGCTCTTGGTTTATTCAGTCAGACGTAAAAGGAAAAATAAAAACATTTGATAAAAAAGTAACTCATGATAAAATTCAAGAATCAGTAATTAAAACATATCTGTATTATTACAACAAACTAATTAAATTAAAATAGCTAATGGAACTAATCAAAGAAATTGTTTTTAAAGACCCTCCGACTAAATGGACATTACATTATAAAAAAGAAAAGTTCGACAAAGAAGGTAAAAGAATAACTCATCAAGATTTTTATCTAACTGCTAACTTATTTTACGCCGATAGAACATCGTATCATTTGACATCTAAGATAATATATGATTTTAAAAATTATTTATTACCTTATTTGTCGAATATTCCGAAACTTGAAAAAATGAAAACTGAAATGATTATTTATAAAGATAAACATATTGATTTAGATAATACTTGGTTTTTTTATTATAAATTAATTTTAGATATTTTAAAAACACCTACTAAAAGGCAATTAGATAATTCATTAAAAAAAGGAAAAAGTATTATAACTACGAATACTATTTTAGATGATAATACAAAGTTTGTAGATGAATTTAATTGTAAGTTTATAAAAGGAGAAAATAAAATAGTTTTTAAAATATATGGAGAAATTTTATTAGAACAACCAAAATTAGATTTGTTTTTTATTTAATTTTTTTTATATTTGTGTATGTAGAGTAGTGCCTACATTGTAAAATATTAATTAAAAAAGACTTGCTTAGTAGGGACGCACTACCCCGAAAGGCAGTCTTTTTTTTGTTTATGGAAAATTTAGAAAATGAAATTTGGGTAGATGTTAAAGGATATGAGAGTTTATATCAAGTATCAAATTTAGGCAGGATTAAAAGTTTAAATTATAACAAAAAGAAAATAACTAAAGAGTTAAAGATTCAAAAAAACAATAAAGGTTATTTTTTTGTTTACTTATGTAATAAAACAAAGCCTAAAAGGTTTTATATTCATAGATTGGTGGCAATTGCATTTTTAAATTATAATAATTTAGATAAAAAATTTGTAATAGACCATATTGATGGTAATCCATCAAATAATAAATTAAATAATTTACAAATTATTACGCATAGACATAATATATCAAAATCTTTAAATTTCAATCATACAAATACTGGAGTGCAAAAAAGAAGAAATAAATATTCAGTAAATGTTAAATTAAACAATAAAAATTATTACTTAGGATTGTTTTATACTTTAGAAGAAGCTGAATATAAATATCAAAAAGCAATTAAAGATTATGAATCACACGGTTTGTACCCAAATAATGTGGTTAATTTTTATTCTAAAGTGAAAGGTGTTTCTTATAATATAAATAAATGCACTTGGATTGCCTATGATTATGCAAATAAAAAAAGAATTCATATAGGAACTTTTAATTCAGAAAAAGAAGCTATAAAAGCAAAATTAAAATATGATAAAAACTATGAAAACACCCTACTATAAATACCATTATGGCAAGTGGATAATTGCTGAATATATAATCAAATGAATATTAATTTTAAAATTTGAATATGACAAAAGAAAATTCAAAACCAACAAAGTCAAACTTTGATTTAAAGAAAGTTAAGTTTGATGGAAAAAAAGTATTAGTTGAATATGACTACTCGCACAAAAGACAAGATTTTAACGAAAAATGGACAAACGGAACCAAAATCCCTTGTGTACCTCATCCTGATTTAATCGCTTTGTTTAATCAGTTAAGAGAATACGTTTTAAAAGAGTTTTACGTTGAGCCTACAGTTGATAATCTTAGTTTAGTAGATATTACTACGGTATCATTAGACGACAGAAAATGTGTTATAAGTGCTAACTTCAATACGCTGCATGGTGGAATAGTAAACGTAAATACTTCAAAAATTGACTTAGACTATTCCGAAACTGGATTAGAAGCTGAAATTGATGCTATTGTTGATGCCATGATTGATGAAGTATTTAAGCTATTGTTTGAAAATAAACGAGCTGATCCGACATTATTTGCAACTGAACCAGAAATCGGATTGAATAATTCAGGTTCTAACTTAATGAAAGCGGTTTAAAAACAATAAAATTTTATAGATTAAAATAGTAAGTTAATAATTTTAAAATAAACATTATGTATTTAACAATTGGAGAAAAAAGAGTAAAAGCGGAATTTAATCCATCAAAAAATGAATTAGTAGATCAAATAAAAAACAAATCTGCTGAATTAATAAATCTTTTAGAACAAATGAGAGATTTACCATATAAAAGTAGTCAAGAAAAACAAAGATTAATATCTATTGCGCAAACTGAAATTGAAAGCGCTTGTATGTGGGGTGTAAAAGCAAATTTTACAGAATAAGTTATTTAAAAAAAAATGGCTTACAAGGAAAGAACTTGTAAATTATCAGGAGTTGTATGGAAACAATACAACTCCTTTCAAAAATGTACTTGTAGTTTGTGTTTGGAATCTAAACCGAAACCTAAATTAAAATGGATACAAAAAGTATGCATAAAAATAGAATCAGAAAAGAAAAACGGAAAACAATTAACTTTAAATTTATAGTAAAATGAATAGACAAGAATTTATAGGGCATATATGTAATGATGCCGAGGTAAAAGATTTAGGAATAAATCAGGTAATAAATTTTAGTGTTGCCGTATCTGAAAGTTATGTAAACAAAACTACTAATGAAAAGATAACTAATACAACATGGTACGAATGCGCTAAATGGGGGAACAATACGCAAATAGCTCAGTATTTGAAAAAAGGACAACAAGTCTATATAATGGGTAAGCCCAATAATAGAGCTTGGCAAAATGAGCAAGGAGATATAAAGGTAGTTAATGCTGTTAAAGTAACAGAAATATTATTATTAGGTGGTAAACAATCCAATGATAATAATGCGCAACAACCTCAACAACCTCAACAAGCTCCACAGCCACAAAACAATGAGGATTTTAATAATTCAGAAGAACACGACGATCTGCCTTTTTAAATTCAATAACCATTCGAAAATATTTGAATGGTTATTTTTTTAAAAAAAGTTTCACAAAAGTTTTGTAGAATGAAATATTTGTGTAATTTAGCCGAAGAAAAATGTAACTAAATTTATTTTTATGAAAACAAATGAAAACTATTTTACAGATGAAGAATTGTTAGAATATTTATCCAAAGGATTTACACAACAAGAAATATCCGACGAATTGAAAAGGCTGGGTTATTTTCCAAATTCTTTGAGCATGATTGAAAAAATGCTAAAAAGAATAAAAAAAGAACATAACGCAAACACATTGTATCATTTAGCAGTAATTCTTAATAAAAAGTAAACAAATTATGAAGTCATTAAACAAACCACCACCATAAAAAAGCTTTTTGTATAATATGCAAAAAGCTAAAACCACCAATCTCTAATAATTTTAAAACTAATTTTTCATGTGTTTTTCAGATGGTTTTAAAAAATAAAGAAAGGTGTCGAAAATAAAGCGCAGTACGATTATAAAGGGGTTAGCGCTAAAAAATCCTACCTCGCACGAAAGAATAAATCTTTCAAAAAACACAGTTGTTATAATAGTTTTTAATAGTTTCTATTATAATTTCACGCTTAATCAAATAAAAAACTATTTTTATAATTATGAAAACATTTGAAACAACTCAAACATACGATAGTTATTTTATAAAAAGTAAAGGCACTTGGAAAGTTTGTAAAAAACCTAAAAGAAAGCCAGATTATATATCTTTTAAACGTAATTTTAAAAGAATACACCCAAACGATGATCCTTTAACTTGTTTAGGTGACAATCAAAAATATTATAAACATCATTTTCAAGAAGAATATGATGATTATATAAGAGTTTATTACGAGGACAAAAGACTTGGAATAAGCTCACGCTATTGGTACGGAGAAGATAGCAAAGGAAAATATATAATTCGCGAGTCCGATCATTGGGGTAGAGTTGCAAGTTGTCTTTGGAATGTAACCAAAGACAAGAAAAACAAAAAATTAAAATTCGGAAAAATTTATTTAAACTAAAAAACCTCTCGATGTATAGGCAAATCGAATAATAACTAAAACTTGAATTTATGAAAACTATAACTATACAAGAGTTACTTGATTTAATGAACGAAAATAAAGAGATTGTTTCTTTGTTAAAAGAAATATCTAATTTAGAAAATTACAAACGTGAATTAAAAAAGAAAATAATTATTGAAAAAAGACCTAATAAAGAATGGTTTAGGCTTAAAGAATACGACGGTAAAGAATTAACTCTTTATCATAAATACAAAGGACAAGTAAATTGTTTAGTAAAGTTTGGAGCTGTTCAGTTTGAAAAAATGGAAGTTTTGCGATTAAATAAAAAAAAGAGAGAAAGTATTTTTTTAGACCCTTTAAAACTCTTTTTAGATGAGGATAAAAAAAAACCTTTCATTGAATATACGGGATATAATTATAAAGAAAAAAATACAAATGTAACACCTAAAGAAGTTCTTGATTTTATTGATAAAGAAACGGAAAAAACAGATATACAAACATGGGATTTAATAGACAAATTCAATTCTATAATACAACTATTACCTTTGATTTTACACCAAAAAAACAAATGGAAAAGCCAAGTATATAAAATACAGAAAGCAATGTCGTTTTATGTTAATAGCTTTTCTATTCGATTGTACTACGAAAAGCCATTAAATTATAGTTATGGTGAATTATATTTATACTTAGAATTTGAATTAGAAAATAATACAGGAAAATTGACGAAATGTAAATGTTAACCTGTGAGAAAGCAATTTAAAATAAGAAGCTTGCTAAAAGCAAAAAAGCAAAAGTTTGATGTACCACAAGTAACGCCATTAATGAAAGGTGATTGTGTATGTGAAAGTACATGCAATGAGTATTGTAGTAATAAAAAACAAATAAATATTTTAGGTGGTGAAGATTTTCTAAAAATAAGTGATTATACTATTGTAGTTCAAAAGCCCAAAAATATGAATCCTATACACATTGAATTTAATCAAAATTATGTGCAGCCAATCAATACTAAACAAAAATAAGAATAAGGTATTAATACTTTACAAAAAGAGTGAAATGTTACGGTTTGTTTATAAGTCAGAGCCTACAGCAGAAAACAAAAACGTATTAGAGGCGATTTGCGAGGATTTAGACGACGAACTAAGTAAATACTATTCAAATACTTTATTCTTTCTTAAATTAACAAATGAGGTCCTTTTTGAAGCGTATTTGGGTCTAAAAAAAGAAAAAGTAAAACGCAACTTGTTAAATCAATTAATTAATCAATAAAAAATCAAAACACTATGGAAAAAACCAAGAAACAAATAGAGATAGACAAACTAATTAGTTTGGAATCTAACACCGAAATTTTGAAATCAAATTCAAAAGATGAGGTGACTAAAGCTAGAAAAGTATTAAAAACTTGTTTAGAGTTAGAAAAGGAAAAACTAGCCAAAGGTTATAAATGGTTAACTAACGGCAAAACATCAAAATTAGTTAACCCAGATAAAATTAGTCTGGAATTATCTAACGGGTTTAAGGTGTCAAAGAAAAAGTTTATTTTTCTGATATAAATGAAATTAATCAAAATGATTTTAAAGAATTAGAAGTCTTAGTAGAAAAAAATACCTAGAGGTAACGTTGATTTTTTTTCAATGAAAAACTTAAATTATACTTATCATTTTCCTAAAAAAATATTAAACAATTATATAATATCAATTATCACAATTCCTTGATATGAAAAAGACAGAAACACATAACGGATTAGAACTGTTACTAACCAGTCAATTAGTTTTAGAATTATTTGAAAACTACAAAATAACTGGAATTGAAAAGAGATACGGCAACATGTTTGTTGATGCTTTGGCAAAGAAAACAGAAACGCATTACAATCAAGTTTATAGGCAGGATCCAGAATTCACAACCAATAGCCTAAAGCTAAAAGAAAGATTGATTAAGCAAATAGCTGAATTTAACGAAGCAGATGTAATATTATTTAGCGACTTCACAAAGAAATACATTGATAATATCGAAATCGCTAGACAAAAAGGAGTAGTATTTTTTGATAAACTTTTAAACTCTTAGATTTATGACTAGAAGTAAATTAATATTTGATTTGTTCTTTCATTGCTACAATAATGATAGCTTTAGAGCATTTACGTTTATTCAAAACGTTTCATTCGTGTAATTAATAAAAAAACAATATGTTAGAAATTTTTTTTACAATAAATGGAATTGATCAAAAAGAAATTGCTGTTTTTTATGATAACGAAGATTTAAAATACTTTGTTGAAACGTATAAAGAACAGGTTTTGGAACAATACCCAACCGCAACAAATATAAGATTAGGCGATTTAAGTACTTCTTTAAACAATTATAACGCATAACAGATATGAAAACAATTGTTATCACATTATTATTATCAATATCAACTTATTCTCAAGTTGGTATTGCAACAACAACACCAACTGAAACTTTAGATGTAAACGGAACGGCAAGAGTTCGAAATTTGACAGATGGAACAATTCAAACAAACTCAACAGGTGTTTTATCAATTATGCCTAACATGAATAGTGTGTTTGATGAAAGCGTAGAGAATGGAGAGGTAAAGAAGTTCGTAAGAAGTAATCAGATATACGTATTTGAATAATCAAAATAAAGCGATATGATTAATTATTTTATACTTAGATATATAATTATGTGTAAGTTTAGAGATAGTGCCTCATTTCGCTTTATTTACGTGTTATACGCTGTCTCTTATACACATCTATAGTCG